CAATCTAGCAACGATGCACGGTTGGAAATTATTAAGATACACGCCAATGGACGCTAAAAAAGCCAATTGGACGGACAACATAGTTGATGACGTAAAACGTATTATTGATGAAAAAAAATTAAAAAAAAAAGACTATGTAAATAGATATACTAAAATAAATTGCAATAATAATTGATGAGATAATATGAAGCGTGGGAACTATGAAATCGAAAATATTTTTGAAGATGATAAAATTCTTCTCGAGATATGCGAAAAATATTTTGTAATCGAGAAGAAGCTAAAAAGCAAAAAGAAACCGGTACACGAAAAAAACATAATCGATAGCTTTAAGTTGGATTACAAAATCGAAATAACTCTAGAGGAAGCTGCGGAAATAAAAGATTTTTGCCAAAACGGTGATTATGAATATTTTTCTATGGGGAAAATAAATGAAGATAATAATAATTATTATATAGGTTATTAATATGGATAATATCAAGCAGGGGCAAGAAAAACTAAATGACCTAATATTAAGCGGAAGATACGTAACCCAAGATATAGGCAGATATGCAAAAGCCGAAGAGACAAACGAAATATTGAACTCAGAGATATTAGATGTCTTAAACGAGATAGAAGGTAGATATTTTGACGTAAGTGGTGAAAATAGATATAGGAATTTTGAGACGCAAGATATCCCTTATTCTGTTCTCCGGCGCATAGGGGATACCGAGCCGGCAAGATTGATAAAAAACAAAAGAAGATATGATTTGAGCCAATATGCACAAATACCAAGAAATGATTCAGTGCAAAGAGGGTGCAGGCTTGTATTTACCAACCCCGACTATAACCCTACAAAAGATGAAAAGGCATTGCTAAACATGTGGCAACAAAGGATAGTTGACAACTTGTATTTTGTAGGGAGTGATAAGGAGCCTAATTTTGCAAAGTTTATTGCGGCGGCTTATGAAAATTGGTTTGATGTAGATGATATTACAATCGAATATAGAAGAGATGGCGGCGGGAGACTGTTAAGCTTGCATTTGCAAGACCCAATCCTTTATAAGCCGGTTATTAAGAGGAGTAGAATAAAAAGCATACACGACGCAGAAGACAAGATATTAGAGGAAGCACTAAAAGATTATACCAGTATATACATAGACGATAAACTAAGCGACAAAAAAGAACCGGATTATTTGCTTGTGTATAATAACCGCAGAATAGCAGGTTTGACAAGGGATGTAATACAAAAGTTGCATATGTTTAGCAATACTGACTTTAGATATGCACAAAGGGGGTATTCCATTGTAGAACAAGGGCTAAATATGGTCAGTTTTATTTTGAGTGCCATCAAGATGAACGCAAGTAATTTTTCTAATAATAGGCTACCAGATGGGTTATTGGCATTTACAAGGGGCGGGGCATCACCAATGCAGATGGAAAAATTAAAAAAAATATTAATGGCACACATGACAGGTGCGTCAAACAGGAATCGTTTCCCAATGGTAGGATTACAAGGAGAAGGGGATGTAAAATGGGTAAACACAAGAGCAAGTTCTAAGGATATGGAATATCATTTATGGATCACATTACTTTTTTCTATTTGGTGCCAGCTATCCGGTACAGACCCAAAAGAGATTAGTTTGGGTAGTCATAGCGATGCAGTTGGAAGGGACAGCCTTTTTAGGGAAGCAACAGATGGGATTATTAAGGAGAGCAGGGACACCGGTGCAAAAGCGTTTTTAAAACATTTGGCGGATGGACTAAATGCGACTGATGAACACGGCATGAACATATACCAGGAAATAACAGGCATGGACGTTAGACTCCAGTTTGTTGGTTTTGAAATGGAAGACAAAAAGGCACGTATAGACATGACAAGCAGAGAATTGACGCAAACCAGGTCGATGAACGACTTATTGGCGGCAGAAGACAAAGAAAAATACCAACTAATGGTTGGTGGAGTGAACTTATACGATGTACCAGGTATACAAAATCCCCAAATATTTCAAGCCGTGATGTATAATGCACAGATGAAACGGCAGGATATGATGCAACAGCAACAACAAATGCAACAAATGGGACAAATGCAAGGTGCAAAGCCGCAAGCAGCAGAAGAAAGGCAATTAACTGATGCGGATAAATCTTTATTGCAAGCTTACGGTGAGCCAAAAGATGAAGACGAAGAACAAGACGAACAGCAAGATGAAAACCAAAATATTGATAACAAAATAAAAGAGGATATGGAATGGCAATTAAATTAACCGAAGAAGAGCTCAAAATAATAGGCGAGATAATAACAGCAACAGCAGAGAAACTAAAAACGCCAACATATTATAATTGTACTTTTTCATCACAAACTCCATTGGTTATTAAGGGGACTATTAACCAAGAAAATGATAATATTAGCGACATAGACGAAGACAACCTAATCGCCTACATACAAGATAAAACAGGTTTTGATGGCGGTCAAATCAAATGGATATTACAAACAGCAGACGAATATTACAAAAACAATAACAACGAGATATAAAATGCTATATGGTATAGATGGTAAAATTTTGCACTTAAAAGAGTTAGATTTTATTGAAAGGACGTTATTCGGGACTGTATTAAACCCGACAAAGTTTTATAACGATTTAGCGGAATATATGGAAAATGAAGACATAGGAAAGAAACCATATATAACGACAAGCGAACTAAAAAGTTTGGACGAGTTCATTAATGATTATTTGGATGCATTAATCCCGTCCCATAAAACCTGGATGTTGAGGGCATATGTAATCGGCAGGATGTTGGCAGACGCAGAAAAAACAGCAAAAGCTTTCAAGATAATTGATGTTAGTTTGTTGCCGGAAGACATACAAACAGCAGCAAAAGAATTTGGCTTAAGCGTAGAAGAAGTAAAGGCTATTGAGTCAACAATAGAGAACGGTGCAACCTTAATTACCAATACCACCCCGGAAGTTGTCCAAATGGTACGTCAATCAGTTATTGAAAGCATTAAGCGAGGCGAGGGACAGGAAGGAGCGTTAAAACGTATTTATGGGTTATTAGATGGCGATATAGGGGAAATAAATAGAGAATGGCAAAGAGTAGCGATTACAGAAACTAACACAGCTTTTGCAAATGGATATTTAAGCATGCAAAATGAAGGTGACTTAGTGGTCGGATTAAGCATGCCGGACGCTTGCGATTCATGTCTAGACTTAATAAATGGGAAAATATACAAAGTAAGAAAAGAACCGCCGCCAGACTACACTAATTTGGAAGGCGAGGAATATGAAAAGATAGCTAAAATATGGGAAACGGAAATTTGGGAAGGCAAAAATAATTTTGGTAGGAGCCCAAGCAGAAGGAAGAGAATAGACCCAAGAAAAGGGAACACAAAAGACAACCTAAGGGCAAAAGAGCACCACGAAAATAGTATGCCTGTAATCCCAATGCACCCACATTGTAGATGCAAATGGATAAATTTTAATCCAAAATACCAGTTCGTGGATGAAAATCATGAAATAAGATTGAGGGTTGAAGACCCACAAAAGTATGAAAAATGGAAAAGAACGCACAGCGATTTATTTAACTTAGAGAAAAACAATAAATAATTTGGGGACATAGATGATACTAATGCAAATGCCAGATTATGAAGGCAATCTAATTACAAAAGAATTAGACGGCAACTACATAGTAACAAAAAGTCATAGGGGCGAAATAATAAATATTCAAGAACTTGACTTTCTAGTGGAAGGGAAAAAAACAAAGTATGGTATAATAAAAAGCATTAAAAAAAACATTGTAATATTTGACAACAATAAAACCGCAACAAAAGAAACATTAAACAGCTACATCGCAAAATCATTATCACCAATACCACAAAGTACACCAATCAAAGGGACATATATAACTCCAAATGGGTTAAAAATCGAGTTGCAGGAACACAGCCCAGACTTAAGGCTAGTAATAACAAACCCTGATTACATGCGAGAAAATAGCGGCGAAATACTATTAAGGAAAAGCAACACGACCATAATAGTAAAGAAAAAACCATTATTCAACGAAGCAATAATAAAAAGTGTAGTAATAAAGGGAACACAACAGGAAGAAAAACAATGTATCGGTAGCGGGAAGAAAAAACAGATATACATAATCAAAGGGACACCAAGATTTAACTTTATGAAGTACTCTAATAAGCCTGCAGACACTACAAAGGTGGAAATGCCCGAAACGAGTACAGGCGCAAGGTGGAACGTAAAAGGCGGCGAAAAGCCAGGTCATAAGTATATACAGAGGAAGCCTAATAAGACTAACGACGGTTGGATATATCTGTATAAACTCCCAAATGGAGATGAAGAATGGCATGATGAGGATGGTAACAAAGTTGATGATGATAACAAAGTTGATAATGATAATCAAACAGCAAAGATATTACCAACGTTCCCAAGCCTGCAGCAAGGAGATAAAATTATTTTTTCCGGTTTGAACGCAAAGGTATTAGAAGTATCCGATAACTTTATTGCGGTTTTGGATGAAAGAGGAACTACAACAACAATCGATAAAACCAAATATTTAGAAAAGCAAAAACTTTGGGAAAATTACAAAGTAGGGCAAAAAATAAACTATAAAGGGAAAAATGTCACTATAACAAGGAAAACAGATTTAGTTATTACGATAAGGGACGATAATGGTGACTTGGTCGGCGTAATACAAAAACCTGCAAGCATAAAAAAACTTTCTAGTAGTGAATATAGTAATAACCGAATGCAGCAAGCAACAAACTACAAGAATACGGAAGAATATAAGGTATTCAATATAAATTCGAATAATCACGGTTTTACAAAAGTTAATGACTTTACCCGTGAAAAATATTTTAGGGATGGTGACGAGACGCATAAAATAACGTGGGTATATAATGCAGGTGACAAGAAATTTGATGTTTTGATAGATGGCGAGGAATCGGAATACGAAAGCGATGGTGGTCGTTTAATCGATGTCGATACAGATGGTGCATTTATTTATCAAATGGATAATGGGAGTTTAGAACGACGAGAAAGGCACAGAGCAAAACCAAATAAAGAACCTGAAGAAGAAAAAGTTGACACAGATAAAATTAAAAATATAGAAGAAGTTGATAATGACCAATATCAAGACAGTATATTCGCCGGATTATTCGATGATGAAGAAGAAACCAAGCAAGACGAAAAATTAGAAGAAGATAAAAAAGAAGAAGATAAAAAAGAAGAAGAACAAACAATTAAT